TCGATATTTATGCACTGGATTACAAGAAACAAAAAGCTGGTCAACACAAATTAAATATCCGAGATTAGGAATTGTATAATGAAATTAACAAAAGAAAGATTAAAAGCACTTATATCGCAAGAAATTACAAATTCTCTTGGTTTTTATGGGGGTGAATTATCTTCACAAAGAAAAAATGCTCTAAAATTTTACTTAGGAGAGCCATTAGGCAACGAAGTTGAAGGACAATCACAAGTAAGATCACAAGATGTATTAGAAGTTGTAGAAAGCATACTCCCTAGCATGATGAGAATTTTTACACAAGGCGAAAGCATTGTTAGATTTGAGCCTACAGGCCCAGAAGATTTAGCTTATGCAGATCAAGCATCAGATTATATCAATCATGTGTTCAACAAAGACAATAATGGCTACAGTATCTTACACACAATGTTCAAAGATGCCCTTATTTCTAAAAATGGCTTTGTGAAATATTACTGGAAAAGAGATAAAGAACAAAAAAAAGAATCTTATGAAAATTTAAATACTGCTGAATATCAAGCATTACTTGCAGATACCGAAGTAGAGGTTATTGAAGTTGAAGAAGGAGATATTGAGTTAGATTTAAGTAATATTGATACAGATGAAACAAAGTACAATGTTACTGTCCAAAGAGTAAAAGAATATGGGCGTGTTTGCGTTGAAAATGTAGCTCCTGAAAGTATGCTTGTAAGCAAAACAGCAACATCTTTAGAAGATTGCGATTTTATAGGGCAAAGAGTATTTAAAACAAGATCAGAACTTATAAGTCAAGGATTTGATAAAAAAATTGTAAACGAGTTACCAGTTGCAGATGAAGAAATTTACAACACAGAGGCAGTAACTAGAAGATCGTATGATGACGAGACGATGCCTCAAGAATATCAAAACATAGATCCTTTATTGACTAGAGTTGCAGTCGTTGATTGCTATATGAAATGCGACTTTGACAATGATGGAATAGCAGAATTAAGACATATAGTAGTTGGTGGAACTGGTGCAAATTCATATCACATATTAGAGAATGAACCTATAGAACAAATACCTTTTGCTATGGTAACAGCGATACCAATGCCTCACAGATTTTATGGTTTGTCTATATACGATTTAATAGGTGATGTTCAAGAGATCAAAACAACCCTATTGAGACAAACTTTAAACAACGCCTATCTACAAAACAATGCTAGAACTGTAGTAGTAGATGGACAAGCTAATATTGACGACCTCCTTACATCGAGAGCTGGGGGGATTGTACGAGTAAAGTCGCCAAATGCAGTAACTCCCCTTGCCTCTCCTAATTTTATGCAAGAAGGACTAGCTATGATGGATAAGGTTGATGCTATTAGAGAGTCTAGATCAGGTGTATCAAAAGTTCAGATGGGATTAGATAGTGATGTTATTAATAAATCACACACTACAGCAACAAGTGCCAATGTGATGATGAACGCATCGACACAAAGAATAGAGTTATATGCTCGTAACTTTAGTGAAGGTGTTAAAAGAATGTTTCAAGGCATTTTACAGTTAGTTTGTAAGTACCAAGACCAAGAGAGAATAATAAAACTAAGAAACAAATTTGTACCAATGAACCCTAGAGACTGGCATGACAAGTACAATGCAACAGTGCAAGTTGGACTAGGTACAGGATCACAAGATCAACGACTAGAAGTATTAGGTCGAGTCCTTGCAGTTCAAGAAAAACTAATTAGTGCTGGTGGAATGGGTATTGTCGATCCTCAAAAGATATATAACACCCTAGAGAAGTATTTAGAAAATGCTGGTTACAAAGATGCAAGTCAGTTCTTTAACAACCCTCAATCTATGCCTCCTAGACCTAAAGGACAAAAAAGACCTGATCCTACTTTAGCATTAGCACAACAAGAATTACTAAGACAACAAGCAAAAGATCAAGCAGAGCTACAATTAAAAGCTAGAAAACAACAAACTGACGAACAAATACAAAGAGAAAAAATAAATTTAGATCAACAAAAATTAGCAACAGAAATTTTAAAAACAGAAGAAGGTAATCAAATTCAAAAAGAAAAATTAGCTTCTCAAATATTAAAGGAAGGTATTAATTAATGTTCCCATTTGCCTCAAGTAGTCTTGCACAAAATATTATTGACTCAAAACTTTCAGGTATATCTGCTTCTACACCTATGAAACCTCAAGATATCAATGAGTTTGGTGTTTTTAGAAATCCTTACTCGCCTGAAGGGTTTTATGCAAATGAAACAGATCAATTTCCAAAACCTCCTTTTACCCCTCCTACTAACGATGAAGAAGGAAACCCAGTTTGTGATAATGAAAATGGATATTATTTCGATCCAGTAACTCAATCATGTAAATTAATTGAGTCAGAAACAACTAACAATAATGATGATAATAATCAAGTAACACAGCCAGTATTTCAGGGAGTAGGAACTGTATTTAGTCCAGCACAAAACGCTTTTATGAATTTAGGTTTAGGAGGCAGCACAGCAGATGATGTAAAATCATATTTTGGATCAGGAGAGATTGATCCTTATGGATCAGGACTTAGTGGTTTATTTAGAAGATTTACTCCCATGGGCCAATTTTCTACATTTAGAGATGTAAATGCACTTGTAAATGCTGGTGTGCTGGATAAAGCCTCTGATGGAACATTAACATTTGCAAAAGGTGGTAATTTAGCTTTAGCACAAGCAAATCAAGCATTTGAAAATCAATTAGCAAAAGATAACATGATAGATTTTGCACAAAATAGATTAGGTAAAACACCTGAAGAAGCTCAAGCAATGGCAGATGTTACAACTAGAGGTGACAAAGCTGATGATATGGGATCATTTAACTTTTCAGGTAGATCATCAAGACCATTCCAATCTAACTTTGGTGCATCTAATATAGTATCTTACTCTCCACCAGATCCTAATAGACAAAAAAGTGCTAGTGAGAAAATGTTTGAAGCGAAAAGAACATACACCTCACCAAAGAAACAAATAAACTCTCAAGCATTTACAGGAATGGGTTATACTCGTGGCAGATAACGAACAAAAAAGAAGTCAAGAAGCAAAACAAATATTAGAACACCCATTATTTATAGAAGCAGTAAACAAAATTCGATCCGACCTAAATATAGAATGGTTAAATAGTGATCTACAAAATTCAGAACAAAGGGAAAACATCTTTATTATGAGAAGAATGTTAGAACTTGTTGTGATGCAAATGAAGTCTGTTATGGAAACAGGCAAAATCATAAAAAAATAGGAGAAATTAAATGGCAGAACAACCAGTAATGGACTCTGCAACGGAGACTCAAGCAGAGCCTGTTGCACCAAAGCCCAAGTCTCTCAATCAAGGAGAGGCAGCTGAAGCCCTGAAGAACTTATTAAATGTTAACGCCTCAGAGACTCAGGAAACAGCAAGTGAAGAATCAAAGAAAGAGGTAAGCGACTCGGAAACGAATATCGAAGATGCTTTCAATGATGATGAACTGATAGATCAAATTGAAGATGAACAAACATCTGATAGTAATCAGGAACTTTATAAAGTTGTTGTCGATGGACAAGAACAAGAAGTCACCCTAGATGAACTTATGAAAGGTTATTCTCGACAAAGCGATTATACTCGTAAAACCGAAAAACTATCGCAAGATAGAAAAAGTGTAGAACAATTAAAAAATGAATACACTAGGCAAAACGAGGAGGCTAAAATCAAAAGAGATGAATACGAAAGAAATCTTCGTCTTTTATCTGAACAATTAAGAAATGGTGAATCACAAGTTGATATGGATAAACTATATCAAGAAGATCCAGCCGAATATGTAAGAGCTAAAGCTGAACAGGATAAACGCAAGGAGTTACTCCAAGCCTCTATCCAAGAACAGCAAAGGATTCAAGCTGAAAAGCAAGTTGAGAATGACAAAAAATTCCAAACTTACCTTGCAGAACAACGAGAATTGCTCGTACAAAAATTACCTGTGTACGCAGATAAAAATAAAGGCCCTGAACTTATAAAAAACCTTCAAAATTTTGCAAAAGATTTAGGTTATACAGATCAGGATATCAATCAACTTGTAGATCATAGAGCAGTTATTATGCTTTATAATGCTTATCGTTACGATAGGTTAAAAAAAGCTAATTTAAAAAATAAAAAAGTAACAAAAGTGTCTAAGGTCGTAAGTTCATCAAGTCCAAAAATTCAAGATAATAGTGAAGTAGCAAATCGTATCAAATCTAAAAAAGCTACTCTTAAAAATTCAGGAAAAGTAAACGATGCTGCTTCTGTTTTACAAGAGTTGTATTCTCAATAACATATAGAAAGGAATAATCTATGGCTCAACCGACAAATACCTTTGATTCATACGATGGTGCAAACTCTATTAGAGAAGATTTAGCTGATGTAATTTATAATATTAGTCCATCAGAAACTCCTTTTATGAGTAAT